AAGTGTTACTGATTCTGGTGGAGACGGCTCACTGAGCTATAACAGTACAACTGGTGTGATCACATATACAGGGCCTTCCGCCAGTGATGTAAGAGCTCACCTCAGCGTTGCTGTAGGTTCTGGATTGACATACAACAGCTCGACTGGTGAATTCGGTACAAGTGCAATTCCAAACTCTCAACTGGCAAATAGTTCAATTACTATTGGAACCACTGGAATTGCGTTAGGCAGTTCAACTTCTACTCTTGCTGGTCTGACATCATTCACGTGTCCCGCAATCGTGACGGATGACAGTGGATTTAGGGTCCGCGATAATAGTGATAACACTAAACAAGTGGCCCTCGAGGCGTCTGGCGTGACGACAGGAACGACACGCACTTTGACGGTCCCGGACACAGACGGGACAATCGCTACCGAAGGTTTCGCCACCGCAATTTCAGTTGCATTAGGATAACACTATGGCCACTCAAGTACAGTTCAGAAGAGGTACTTCAGCTCAGCACCAGAGTTTTAGAGGTGCTTTAGGAGAAGTTACCGTCGACACTACAAAAAGCTGTTGTGTTGTTCACGATTCAGTCACAAATGGCGGATTTCCTTTATTAAGGGAGGATGGAAGCAACTCTTCACTGCAGCTCGGCTCTCTTACTAGCTGCGCCCTTAAGTTTGCTAATGATCCAAATACAGGTCTTATGAGCCCTGGGGCTGACCAACTTAGTTTAGTTACGGGAGGAGTTGCTAGACTTACAATAGACTCAGCAGGCGTTGTAACCATCTCAGGTAACGTTTCTATCGGGGGTAACCTGACAGTTGCTGGAACCCAAGACTCCAACATTCCATTAATCGTTGCTTTAAGCTGATATGGCAAACACTTTTAAAATCGAGACAAAGTCTAGCCTGGTTACAGACGCTGTCACGAACACAACTACTAACATTTTATCAGCGGGTGCAAGCGCAACCCTGGTCATCCTGAGTGTTCTTGTTTCAAACAAGAGCTCTTCTGCAGCTGATGTTGATGTTTATTTAGTAACTAATACTGGTGATGATGTTTATATCATTCGAAATGCTCCTGTTCCTTCAGGGTCTTCTCTGGAGCTGATTTCAGGATCAAAGATCATCTTGGAATCAAGTGATGTGTTGAGAGCGCGATCTGATACTGCTACTAGCCTTGATATCTCTATTAGCTACCTCGAGCAGACTTGATAAAGCATGGCACTAACCTCGATTTCAACGATCTCTAACTACCACGAGTTAGAAGCGAAAGTAGCTGAACTCGAAGAGAAAGTAGAAAAGCTTTTGACGCCCGAACGCGTCCTTGAAAAACCAGATGAAAGCTGGGAGGTAGTGCGGGAAAAGAGAGACTATTTACTTCAGACGACTGACTGGACCATGACTCCAGGTTCTTCGGTAGATCAAGCGCAATGGGCGGCTTATCGTCAGGCTCTGAGAGACCTTCCGCAGACGTATAGCTCCGCTAGATTAGAAGATATCAACTGGCCCGTCCAGCCGAGTTCAACTACTGCTTGATAAAAAATGTCTTATATCGGAAATGATTTACAAGTAGCTTTTAAAAGCTATCGGATTATTGACGACATTAGTTCGGGTTTTGACGGAAGCGAAACGACATTTGCATTGCAGATTGGAGGTTCATCCCCTGTACCCTTCCCGGTCAATCCTCAGCAGTGTTTAATCTCTGTCAATGGCGTGATCCAGGAGCCAGATCCTAGTGGCTCTGCAGGTTTTAACCTTGTTGGTACGGATATAGTATTTAGCTCACCGCCAACCAATGGACACGCCTTTTTTGGTGTAGTTCTGGCCGGCGCGGATTATGTGACTGCTGGTAATGAATATCCTGATGGAACCAATTCAGCGCCTTCAATTACTTTTAGTGCTGACCAGGATACAGGCTTTTATCGTATCTCTTCAGGTGAGGTCGGATTAGCAAAGAATGGGGTTGCGCGCTCGTTTCAAACTTTAGAAGATGCGCAGACAATTACAGGCGTAAAAACATACAACGCAGCAGCGATCGCTGAGGTCACAACCTTAAGTAATGCTTCTGGAACTGTTGCCGTTGATTTATCTTTGTCGAATAATTTTACTTTGACATTGAACGGCACCGTCACTACGATTGGCGCTCCAACTAATGCAGTTGCAGGACAGAGCGGATCTATTTTTTTGGTGCAGGATTCGACAGGGAGTAGAACTACAGGCTGGAATAATGCTTGGAAGTTTCCTGGAGGTACGGTACCGACCTTGTCTACAGCCGCAAATTCTGTGGATCGAGTAGATTATATTTGCAGAGGATCATCTGAAATCCACGCTGTTGCCACGCTGAATTATACGCGATAAAAAATGTCACATTTTCATAATACTGCTTTGATTGGGGCCGCTGGACAAAGCGGTGCTGCATCGGCGTACCAGATTGATCGCAGCTTGCGGTTTACAGAGGGAGATTCAAGCTACCTTAATTTCACTCCCCAAACTGAGGGCAACCGCAAAACTTTTACTTTTTCCTGTTGGGTCAAGAAAGGCAGGATAAACCTTGAGCAGTTTGTTTTTGGCGCAGCAACAGACGCTAACAATAGATTCCAAATCTTTTTTCTTGATATTTCAAACGCGGATAAGTTGCAAGTGCTTATGCGAAATGGAGGATCAGTTGTAGGCACTCTGGTTACTACTAGATTGTTCAGGGATCCTAGTGCTTGGTTTCATTTAGTAGTTTCTATAGATACAACGCAAGCAACGGCTTCTGATAGGGCAAAAATTTATATCAACGGCTCTCAGGTTACAGACTTTGATTCGTCTACATACCCGTCTCAAAACACCGAGCTTGAAGTTGGTAACACTTCTCCTCATACGATTGGCACTCGTGGTGTCTATTCGCAGGTTGATTTCTATGACGGTTACCTAGCCGACGTACATTTCATCGACGGTCAAGCACTTGCTCCGACTGACTTCGGTGAATACGACAGCAACAATGTTTGGCAGCCGAAAGAGTTTGTAGCAACTGGTCCTAATAATGGAACCACTTGGAGTTCTGGCGCTGGATCTAATTTTGAGTCAGCAAGACCGGCGTCTAATGGTTTTAATGGAGACCCTGAATCTTTTACAAGAACTGATAATGCTTCTGTGACAGCTACTGTTACCCTCCCTTCTTCAGTTCCGTTTTCTACTCTACAAGTCAGGGGAGCGAGAGATAGTGGAAATGGGACTATTACTATAAATGGTGTTGATGTTTCCAGTCAATTTACGTCATCAAGTTCTACACTAGAAACCGTTACCATTACTGGTGTTACGTCTCCTTTAACATCAATAGCATTAACAGGAATAGGTGGATCCGCACAGCCAAGATTTTCAGAAATTATAGTAGATGGTGTTGCCCTTGTTGATGGAGATACCACCAATATCGGCGTAAACGGTTTCAATCTCGATTTCAGCGACAACAGCAGCGACCAAGCACTCGGTTATGACGCAGCTGTTACTCAGCCAACGTTAAATCCTCGTGGTGGCATGGATGTCATCACCTACACGGGTAATGGATCAACGCAAACGATTGGTGGTCTTGCGTTTCAGCCAGATCTCCTGTGGATTAAGTCAAGGAGTAATGCTTACTACCACATCTTGGTTGATTCAGTTAGAGGTAACACCAAAGAGCTTTACTCAAATGACACGACTGCTGAACAAACCACAACTAACACCGTAACTTCGTTTGACAGCAATGGTTTTAGTCTTGGCAGCAGAGCCAATACAAACCAAAGCAGTGCAACGTATGTCGCCTGGGCATGGAAAGCAGGTGGTCCGGCAGTTTTAAATGAAGACGGTTCGATTGATTCCCAAGTATCGGTGTCAACTGATTATGGGTTTTCTGTTGTTAGTTGGACTGGCACTAATGCTGCTGCCACGATTGGTCACAGCCTTGGGAGTGCGCCAAAGTTTATTATTGTAAAAAACCGCGATGATTCTGTTGATTGGCGTGTTTATCATGGATCACTTGCTGACGATGAAGGTTTACGTTTAAATACGACCGGTGCAAAGGTAACTAGCAGAAATGATTGGTGGAATAATACTTCGCCAACAGACACAGTGTTTAGCGTTGCTAATGACGGTGGCGTAAATGGAAGCGGCGACGATATGGTCGCTTATTGCTGGAGCGAGGTCAGCGGTTTCAGTAAGTTTGGCAGCTACTCCGGTAACGGTCAAACCCTTGGTCCTACAGTTACGACCGGCTTTAAGCCCAGATTAGTTGCCATCAAGCGCACTGACTCTGCTGGCAACTGGGAAGTATATGACTCTGCAAGAAGTTTAGATAAAGACCTTAAGTGGAATACAAGTGAAGCTGAAGGCACAGCTCCAATTATTTTCAATAGCGACGGCTTTCAAACAAATTACGCAACTGGCAGCCTAAACGCTTCAGGTGGAACGTATGTCTACGCCGCATTTGCGGATCGGCCAGGAAATAACTGGACGACGAATAACTTGATTGCAGAAGCAGGACTTGAAACTGCAAGTCAAGGCATGGATGTTGTGCTTTACACCGGTAACGAAAGCACTCAAAAAGTTGGTGGTCCTGTGTATAGCGCCACCAGCGATCCCTCAATGACGAGTGCTGGTCAAATTTTTAACGGTTCTCTCAGTACTGGCGGTTACTACCCAGGTACAGGTACAGACGTTGTTCTTACTACCTCACCATTTACGATCAACACACAACTGAGGGTCTACAACAACTTTCGTAGTGATGGGACGTATGCCATATGCCTAAACGGTAGTTGCGTTAATGTTCCAGGAAGTGGCACGAACTCAGCTAACTTTAGGTGGTCAACCGTTGACCTTTCATCGTTCACATTGCCTCTGGATGTCACAAAACTTGGTTACAGCTTGAGCCAAAATAGTGGCAACACAATCATGGCTATTGAGGTGGATTCAACCATCTTGATTGATGGCACTGGTTCTCCTCTTAACTTCCAGCCAGACTTCGTATGGATCAAGCCTAGGAACCAAGTCAATGAGCACGTCTTGGTGGATGTGGTGAGAGGAGCAGGTTATCGTCTTTTCTCAAACCAAACTAATGCTGAGAACTATCAAGCGACCTCTTTAACGTCTTTTGATTCAAGTGGTTTCTCCTTAGGAAGTCATACTTCCGTGAATAAAAGCAGCATCGATTACGTCGCCTGGTGCTGGAAAGCAGGTGGAACGGCGTCATCAAACACCGATGGTTCGATCACAAGTTCTGTAAGTGCAAACCAGACTTACGGCTTTTCGATTGTTAGCTACACAGGAAACAACACAACTTCAACTGTTGGTCACGGGTTGAATGCAGTGCCTAAATGGGTAATTGTAAAGAGCCGGTCTGCGGCATCCCCTACGGGATGGATGGTAAAGCACAGCTCTCTGCAGTCCAACTACAACCTTGCCCTGAATCTTACTGATGCTGCATGGAACCCAGCTACTAATGGTTGGGTCGGTGATTTGACAAGCAGCACAACTTTCAGCTTGGTCAACGGCTCTTCAAACGGCAACAACGTCAACCAAAGCGGCGTAACTTACATCGCCTACTGCTGGTCAGAGGTTCCAGGATTTAGCAAGTTTGGTAGCTACACCGGAAATGGATCCACAACAGGTCCGGTAGTGACTTTGGGATTCAAACCTCGCTTTATTTTGGTACGGAGTACAAGCTCTAGCAGAGGCTGGGTGATTTGGGATACAGCCCGCGATACAAATACGACCAATGACAACAACCTGTTTCCAAATAACAATAGCGCTGAATCATCTTCTTCTGATCACAATCTTATTATTCGTGACGACGGCTTCCAGCTTGCTACTACAAGCGTTAACAGAAATGGCAGCGGTGAAACCTACATCTACGCAGCATTTGCTTCCAAGCCGCCTGGCGAGATTATTGACAGCCTGATCGACACACCGACGAACTACGAATCTGAGAATGGAAATGCAGGTGGCAACTATTGCACTTGGAATCCGCTGAAACCTACGAGTGGGACGCTTTCCCAAGGAAATCTTAGATTTGCTGGTAATAGTCAATGGCGCAATACAGATGGCACGATTGCTGTTTCATCTGGCAAGTGGTACTTCGAGGCTACATATACAGGAGGCCAGTACGGATCTAATCAAGGAAATCTAGCCACTGGTATTGGATTCAAAAAGATTGATGCCAATCTTCCTGAGGGTTCAAACCAAGAACCTGTCAATAGCTCTACCTATAGAAGCAATACCCTTGCGTTTTACCAAAACGGATATTTTACCGACTTTAGTACGCACAGCAGCGTTACAACGCAGATTGCGCCTGGAGATGTGGTTGGTGTATCTATTAACTATGACGCTGGCACATATGCGTTTTACGTCAATGGTTCATCAGTTACTTCGGGTAGCTTGAGTTATACCGGCGAGCTTATCCCTTGGGCGCAAGCTTATTATTCAACTGATTACTATGATTGCAATTTCGGCCAACGCCCATTTGCGTACACGCCCCCTTCAGGCCATCTCGCAGTCGTAACAACCAATTTGACGGACCCAACGATTGCCGATGGTTCGGTTTATTTTCAAACAGCCTTATGGAGCGGCACTAGCTCTGCCAGGTCAATTACTACAACCGGCATGAGCCCTGATTGGGTATGGATTAAAGAACGCGGTGTTGCTGGCGGTCATAACTTGTATGACGCTGTTAGAGGTGCAACAAAGTTTTTAGCATCAGAGGACACTAACGCGGAAGGCACTGATTCTGCTGCGCTGACCTCTTTCAATTCAGATGGTTTTTCGCTTGGCACTGGTTTCACAGTAAAAAGCGCTAACAAATCTGGCCGGACATACGCAGGGTGGTGCTGGGACGCCGGTTCATCAACAGCCACCAACACAGATGGCAGCATCACTTCTCAGGTGAGGGCTAATGCTAGTGCGGGGTTCTCGATTGTCAGTTATACGGGAGATGGCTCTGGCACTGATACTATCGGTCACGGTTTAAACGCCGCTCCGTCTTGGGTAATCACTAAGTCACGGGGTACTACAGGATCTTGGCGTGTATTTGCAGATGTCGGTGGTACGTTAAAGCTCGGCAATTTGAATAACACCGATGCTTTTGTAAACGCTACTGTTTCTGCACCTACATCTTCGGTGTTTAGCGTTGATGGTAATTCAAACACCAGCACTACACATATCGCCTACTGCTTCGCCCCAGTAGCCGGGTACTCTAGTTTCGGCAGCTACACCGGAAACGGCAGCGCAGATGGTCCGTTCGTGTTTACCGGAATGCGTCCGGCCTTTTTGTTGATTAAAGAAACTTCGGGCTCTGGCGACTGGCAAATTGTTGACTCTGCTCGCAGCCCATTTAACCAAGTAGACGATCAGCTATATGCAAACATCTCTGATGCTGAGTACAACACAAGTAATAGGGCTATCGACTTTACTTCAAACGGGTTTAAAATTCGTGGCAACAACGCTGGACTCAATCCTTCAGGAGAAACATTTATCTACGCCGCATTCGCTGAGCATCCATTCAAAACCGCCCGTGCGCGGTAAATTTCCTTGTTCTAGATTAATTAAAAAGCACACTAATAATGTTAGTTCTTGATGGGCGCAGGTTGCGTTATGATGTCCCCTTCACAGTGGGAGATACGACTTATCCTGCAAATTGGCTTAGGTTAGCAACGCGAGAACAGCGTGAAGAACTTGGAATCACAGAAGAGCCTGATCCTGTTCGGGTTGATCAACGCTTTTTCTGGGGCGTCAACAGTCCAAAACAGTTCGAAGATATGCCAATCCTAGACGAAGAAGGTAATGAAACTGGTGAAGTGACGCAGGGGTTGAAGAGCCAGTGGATTCAGAAACAAAAAGACATTGCAGCTACTTTACTGTTACGCACTGATTGGTATGTAACACGTAAATCAGAGACTGGAGTTCTGATCCCTGATGAAATCACTGCACTTCGATCTCAGATCCGAGCAGTATCAGAGCAGCGTGAAGCTGAAATCAATTCCTGTACTTCAACAGGCGATCTGGCGGCACTCGTTCAAAACAACGAACTGACCCCGTGGCCTGACAACTGATCTTCCGCCACTAAAATAAAAACACCGAGACAGTCTTATGTACATTTTAAACGGCGAACGACTCCCCTTGGATGTTCCTTTCGAAGCGAAGGGCATCAGCTATCCTGCGAATTGGCTGAGGCAGTCAACAAAAGAGCAGCGTGCTGCTTTAGAAATCACCTGGCAGCCTGATCCAGCCCCTAACTACGATCAGCGATTCCGTTGGTCTGCCGATTTACCGAAGCAGTTTGAAGACGTTGCAGTTTTAGATGAAGAGGGTGAAGAGACTGGGCAAGTGACGACAGGGCTTAAGACCTTGTGGTTATCAATGCAGAAGGACCAAGCCAATTCATTATTAAAAGCGACTGATTGGCACGTTATCCGTAAAGCAGAACGTGATGTCGCCATCCCCGAGAGTGTTGTGACCTATAGAGCAGCTGTCATTACAGCATGTGGTGCACGCGAAGCAGAGATCAATGCCTGCACCAGTACGGACGAACTTGAGAGTTTGATTACGGAGAACCGTTTGACGGCTTGGCCACAAGAGTAATTCATTTAGAATGAAACTATCTAGGCGGTAATAAAAAGTGCCATACATTGGACGGCAAATTGCCCGTGGTCAAAATCGAAAAATTGATGATATTTCAAGTGGTTTTAATGGGGGTACCGCCACTTTTAATTTACGGGTGAGTGCAGATCCCGTATATCCGTCGACGACTCAGCAGTTATTTGTATCAGTCGGTGGCGTTATGCAGAACCCTGGCACTGACTTTACGGTGGCTGGCGATCAAATTACGTTTACGACACCACCAGCTTTGGGTCTGTCTTTCTTCGGCCTGATGCAGGGAGATGCTGTAGACATCAATACACCTGCTGATGCTACGGTCACCACAGCAAAAATTGCCGATGATCAGGTAACGGGAGCGAAGTTAGCTGATGATATTACGATCACCACGACGAGCACTGTGTCAGATGGAGCTGGTGATCTACGTGATATCCCCCAGAATTCACAGACAGCTGCATATGTTTTGGTGGCAAGTGACGCTGGAAAGCACGTCAGTATTACGACCGGCGGTGTAACTGTTAACTCAGGTATCTTCTCTGCTGGAGAGGCAATCAGTATTTACAACAATAGTGCAAGCTCTCAGACTATTACTCAAGGTACGTCTGTAACCATTCGCCTGGCTGGAGTGGGTACCGCAGGAAATAAAACTTTGGCATCCTATGGCCTCGCTACGTTATTGTGTATCGCAAGCAATGAATTTGTAATTGCCGGAACTGGAGTGAGCTGATGTCAATGCAGCAAGTCGCTGGCCTGATTTCAGGTGCCGCGGTTGATTACGAGATCGAGAGATCAGTGCGTTTTAACAGTGCTGATAGTGCACATTTAAATAGAACACCGTCGTCTGCAGGTAATCGCAAGACGTGGACTTGGAGTGGATGGGTGAAAAGAACTAAGCTTGGAAGTGATAGCCGCTTATTTGACGCATACACAAGTCAAAGTGACACCGGA